ATTATGAAGGATTATGATGATCGTATTAACACGTACAATACGGCTCTCACAGAATATCAGGCGTTAGCGGAACCCTATCAAGGGTTGGTTGACACATATAACACACAAATCGGAACATATAACACGGCCCTCGACACTTATAAGGCAGACGCAGACGCTTATAACGCTGCGGTAGCCGAGTATAATGCTGGTCCCCGGACGGAAGAATATGCGGGACCCGCGTCTCCCGGACAATTTACCGGGGTAGTCCCTATCTTTGAAGGTGGAGCGGCACCCGTGGCTCCAGAAGACCCCGGTTTTTCTGGCGAAGACGTTGATGCTTTTGTGCAAGCCGCAGGAGATAGAGCCCAAGAGAGCGGTGCAGCTAATGCGGTTGCTTTAGCAGTTATGAACGACCCAACACAAACGTATCGAACAACCGCAGGAGACGTTAACCTTGCAGGCATGTCAGGGTTTGGTTCTACCGCTATGGGGTTTGCCCTTGGTGGTTACGTGGACTCTCCTTTTGCAGACCCAATGAAAGTTCCCGGTCTTGGAGCTATGGGAGAAATTACAGGTTCTAATGAAATGCTAGGTCCTCAACAAGCGGGCAACGCGCCAAGTTATATGACTACTTCAAATGCGGACATGATGGGCACAGGTGATGCAAACCCCTCCCAACAAGCTTCTTTTCTTCAATCTTTTGCTGCTTTAGCTCCTGCACAAAATCAAATTGGACAAATGGAAGGAGTTGGTGGGCAATTTGAACAGATGCAACAACCTATGGCTCAACAAGGACTTGGTGGACAGTTTGAACAAATGCAAAACCAGTATGGACAACAAGGAGTTGGTGGGCAGTTTGAACAAATGAACCAAATGAAAAATCAATTTGGACAGCAAATGGCTGGTATGCAAGGCGCACCTTTAGAGAACTACAGAAATTATTTAAACCAAGTTTACACTGCTCCAGAAATGCAAAGCGCAACCGCCGCGTTAGGGGGAGCCTTAGAAGGAAAAGTACAAGACTTTGTTGAAATGGTGGATGAAGCAGAACGCGCTCATTTTGACGCGCAAGACAGCTACGGCTTTGGCGGCGGTGACTTTCAGCAAAAATTATTAGGTCAGTTTCAAAACCAACAGCAAGGAATTGGCAGTCTTGGCATGTTTGCAGACGGCGGCATGGTTGGAGCGCGGCCCCCGGAACGCGGACCAGAACCGCAAGGTATGGAAGAAGGTGGGGTTCCAAATCCAGAAGCTTTTAAACCGGAAATTACCGAAACAGGTTTTGAATATACGAAACGTCCGTCGTATGGCGAACTTAGGGCAACGTTTGTTAATGATTTAAAAAACTTGTCTGATGAAGAAATCCAAGCAGAATATGGCATAACTAAATCTAAACTAAGTGAAACTATCAAAATGTTGGACGTTCAATACACTTACGGTTCAACGGACGGACCAGAAGGCCAAGGAGAACGGTTTACGCAAACACTCGTCAGTGCCCCTCTTGTTTTAGAGTCTGAAAGACCTAAAATACGTCCCGGTTCAGAAGTTGTTTCCACAACCACTGGCATGATGGGTATAGGCCCTGACGGAAACCTTATTGAATACGGAACAGAATCTGTTTTAAACGCTGAAAAACTAGCTCGGTTAAAGTAACCAGTCTTTAGCGTCTTCTCCCAACACTTGCCCGGCTATGTCAATCTTCTGGCGTAAAGCTTTAAGTATCTTTTCGTCAATGGTGCCTGACGAAACTAAGTCAATATAGGTGACCTTGTTAGTCTGACCAATGCGGTGGGCACGATCTTCTGACTGTAGTCGTATCTCCAAATCGTAACTGTTAGAAAAATAAATTACAGTATTGGCGGCAGTCAAAGTAATGCCATACCCACCCGTGCGTGGTTGCCCTACAAAGAACCGTAACGGACTGTCTTTGTCTTGGAAGCGATTAACCGTTTCTTGTCTTTCATCTTGTGGTGTACCGCCGTAATAAGTTGCGACCGAATCGGGCCCGAAACGGTCGCGCAAGGCATCAGCTATCTGTTGAATGTCATAAGTCCACGACGCCCAAATGATTGCTTTACCTTGAACTTCTTCAGACACAGAGAGCAGTTCCTTCAAACGATTGTTTGCTAAAGGTTGTATCTCTCCCTCATCTGGCTGCAAAAATCCGCAGCATATTTGATGTAGACGCATAACTTGCGTCAAAACACTTGCAGTAGTAGCTAAGTCTCCACTTTCTAGCTTGGCCAAGGCCAGCTTCTTCATTTGAGTGTAAACCTTTAATTGTTCCGGAGTAAGCTCTACTTCACGACGTACATAAACTTTTTCGGGCAAGTCTAGGCAGTCTTCTTTTAATATTCTGTTGCTGAAAGTATCAAGTTTATCTGACAATTCGTCGAGCCTGCGGTATCCTACAATCTGTTGAAAACTACGGTGCCCCATTGTTTTTTGCTGGACATTTGCATACCGCGCTTGGAACGCAAAATAGCTGTTAAAGCCCAAGGCCTTGTCCTTTAGAAAGTCGCACTGGCTAAACAAATCCATAGGGCTCTTTGTAATAGGTGATCCTGTTAAGATACGACGATACTTGGACAGTCGTTGCAAGCGTGTAATGTTCTTGGTCCGCGAGGCTTTGCGGTTTTTAATGGTTGTGCTTTCGTCAACAATAACCATGTTTTCTGGGTTTTGAAATAAAAACGCTTCTGCCGCATCCGTACCGCGGGGCGTGGAGAACGCTTCGACGTTCATCACAAATATTTTAAGTCCATTGTATTTCTCTACAATAAAATCTTTTAATTCTTTTTCTTTCTTGATTCCCTTGGTGGGCGTCCAACGTATAACTTTACAAGAAATACGGTCTGGTAGATGTGCAGGAATCTCGTTTTTTACCCAGTTATCGTACACGCCTTTCGGTGCAATAACCAAGGAACTGTTGATCTTGCCAGACTCAAAAAGACAGGCTAACGTATCAAGAGCCACCTTAGTTTTACCTGTTCCCATTTCCATAAACAGCGCGTAATACTCCGCGGCCCACGACTCTTCTAAGGCTTGTCTCTGATGGTCATATGGTTCTGTCTTAAACTTAAAGTCGCGCATTTGTTGCCCCTAAAAAAAACTTCTTGACTTGGGCTGAGTATAAGATATTATCCGTATTTGTCAAGGCCCGAAAGGTGCCTTTAACCACGAAGGAGAAACGCGATGAGCGACAACATACTAAAAATGATGGAGCAGGACTCAGGTCAAACTGGTTCATTAGTTGAAAAAGTGGATCAAGAAGGGCTTACTTCGGTAGCTTCCTTGGCCCGACAAATCCGAGATGAAGAGCTTTATATTAAAGACCTTGAGACAGACCTCAAGGCTGCTAAGAAAAAGCTTTTAAAACTTACTGACGACGATATGCCTTCTATGCTTGCAGAGATTGGCATTTCTTCTTTTGCCCTAGATGACGGTTCCACCGTTGAGGTCAAAGCAACCTACGGGGCTTCGATCCTTGTAGACAATCGCCCTCAAGCATACGAATGGTTACGTGATAACGGTTACGATGACATTATTAAGAACACTGTCGAGTGCCAGTTTGGGCGTGGCGAGGACGATCAAGCAAACGCTTTTGCGGCTTTTGCTCAACAGCAGGGATACGTTCCTGAACAAAAAACAGCAGTTCACCCTCAAACACTTCGGGCTTTTGTAAAAGAGCGCGTCGAAGAAGGTGATGATTTTCCAATGGAACTATTTGGCGCGTATGTAGGTCAACGCGCTGTTATCAACATCAAGAAGGGTAAATAACATGAATAAAGCAGTAGCTAAGACCGCCAAAACTGAGGTGGCAACTTTTGATATTTCTATGTTTGAAGCAGACGCTAATAAAGGCATGGAAAATTTGGGACCAGAAGATTTGGCTCTTCCTTTCCTAAAAGTTCTTTCTGGTAATAACGTAGAACTAGACACTCACGAGACGGCTCGTAAAGGTGACATTTACAACACCGTCACGGGTGTTGCTTACAAAGGCAAGGAAGGTATTAAAGTTATACCTTGTGCTTACCAGCGTAAATTTATTCAATGGGCTGTAAGGGGAGAGGGGTCTGGGGGTCCCGTAGCAATATATGACCCCGGACAAACACGTCCAGAAACGAAACGGTCCCTTGAGGACAACAAAGACTATATTACTGATGGGTCTGGTCATTACATCGAAGAAACAGCACAGCACTTTGTTCTAATCATAAACGAAGACGGTTCTATTGAAACGGCTCTCATTGCAATGAAGTCTACGCAACTTAAGAAGTCGCGTAAATGGAACAGCATGATGATGTCCCGGTCCGTAAAAGGACAGAACGGACCCTTCACCCCACCGCGTTGGTCTTACGTTTACCACATGAAAACCGTGCCGGAAGGTAATTCCAAAGGCGATTGGCATGGTTGGGAGATGTCAATTGACGGCCCTGTGACAGATGTAAAAATTTACAACCGCGGCAAAGCATTTGCAGAAAGTATTTCTGCGGGCGACGTTGTGGTCAAGCATACGGAAGACGATAGTAGTTCTGTCAAAGAAAGTGACAGTGATCCTGTTACGGAAGATAAGGAAGACGAAATACCGTTTTAAGTCGTCAATGTGGCGGGGTCTAGGCTCCGCCACTCCTTTTTCCGTAGGGGGCATTCATGTCAATAAAAAAGTTTATGACCATCTTTGATGGTCTCAAAGAAGCTTATGGTTATTTCAAGATTGAGTCCACCGGGTCTAACGGTAAGGCTAAAGGAAAGGCGGGCGTCCTCAAGTCCCCGCGGACCACGAAGCTTTGGGAAAGTCATTTAAAAGGCGGCGGCACGGGTCTGGGTATTATACCAATTAATGAGGACAACCAGTGCATCTGGGGATGTATCGACATTGACCAGTACCCGTTAGATCACAAGTTGTTAATAGAAAAGATACGTCGGCTAAAATTACCTTTAGTTGTCTGTCGGTCAAAGTCTGGTGGAGCGCATTGTTTTTTGTTCTCCAAAGATTGGATCGAAGCAAAAGACATGCAGAAGTCTTTACAAAATATGTCTGCCGCGCTGGGCTATGGCGAAAGCGAGATATTTCCAAAGCAGATTAAACTACACCTAGATCGTGGAGATGTAGGTAACTTTCTCAATCTGCCATACTACGACCATGAAAACGGCTTGAGGTACGCATTTTTGGATGACGGCACCTCTGCCACGTTAGAAGAGTTTGTAGAACTATACGAAAGATATGTTCAAACCCCAGAAGAAATCGTTAAGCTACAAGTAGTAGGCGGCGGTGAAGCTGACCTTATGAAGGACGCTCCGCCCTGTCTTCAGATACTTTGTAAAGCAAAGATTAGCGAAGGGGGTAGAAATAATGGGTTATTCAACATCGGGGTTTATCTACGAAAAGCCTATCCAGATAGTTGGGAATCTGAAATATTACGCTACAACATGGAGTACCTTGCTCCGCCACTACCACTACCAGAGGTCAACATAGTCGCCAAACAAGTACAGCGAAAAGACTATGCCTACAAATGTTCTGACGCTCCGATAAGCTCACACTGCAACAAAGAACTTTGCCGAACCCGTAAGTTTGGCATAGGAGCGGCTGTAGCAGGGGCTACAATTGCAAACCTGCGTAAGTACAACTCTACCCCGCCCGTTTGGTTTATGGACGTTAACGGGGAGCCTCTTGAGTTGGACACTGAAGCTCTAATGTCTCAACCTTTGTTTCAAAAGTCTTGCATGGAGCAGCTTAACTTTATGCCACGCTCTGTAGCTAAGAACCAGTGGGAAGGCCGGATCAGTTCGTTGATGAACGAAATGCGCGACAACGAGAGCGCAATTATAGAAGTAGCACAAGACGCCAGCATTAGCGGACAGTTTTACGACTACCTTGAAGAGTTCTGTCGTCACCTACAACAAGCGCAGGACAAAGAAGAAATCTTGCTCCGCCGACCTTGGACTGATGAGGAACAAGGAAAGACATATTTTCGTCTTAAAGACTTTGAAAACTTTCTTAAAAAGAATAAGTTTTTTGAATATAAAGCACATAAGATGGCACAAAGACTGCGCGATATTAACGGTCAAAGCACAACGTTGAAGATTAAAGGAAGGTCTGTACGGGTATGGCAGATACCGTCTTTTGATAATGTAGACATAGAAATTGAACCGCCGAAGTTTGGTTCACAACAGGAGGCCCCGTTCTAATGAGTCCGGATGACACTAAGGCCGTGCGAAACGCTGAGATTATTCGTTTGATTGACGATGAGCGTATGACAATGACTGCGGTTGCTAAGTGGTTTAGAATATCTAAACAGCGCGTCCAACAAATATACAAAAAAGCAAAGTCTTAGTATGTTTAGGATTTTTGGACCGCCCGGCACGGGAAAAACAACTACTTTGTTGAACATGGTTGATGACGCCTTTGAGAAGGGTGTTCACCCTCACCGCATTGCTTTCCTAGCCTTTACCCGCAAAGCATCCACAGAAGCGCAGGAGAGGGCCTCTGTGCGCTTCAACCTTGATCCGAAGAAAGACCTAGTGTATTTTCGGACCTTGCATTCTCTGGCCCTTACAATGACTGACATACGTCCAGAGCAAGTCATGCAAGAAGCAAACTACCGGGAACTCAGCACCAGCATAAACATTCCGTTGGGCGCCGCTAAGAACGCAAACTTTGATGATGACGTTTCTAGCGTTGTGGCAAGCAGTGATCCTATTCTAGGATTAATTAACTTGGCCCGGTTGCGTAAGGTTAGTCTTCGCGAACAGTACAACCACAGTAGTATTGAACCAGATTGGAACACAATCCAATATGTTGATAGTTGCCTAAAGTTATACAAAGAAACCTTGGGTCTGTACGATTTTACCGACATGCTTGCTGAGTTTGTAAAAGAGTCAGACAAATATTGTCCACAGTTTGACCTGTGTTTCTTAGATGAAGCACAGGATTTAAGCCCGCTACAGTGGGACATAGCTCATATATTAGATAAACACTCTGATCGTATGTATGCCGCGGGAGATGATGACCAAGCTATTTATCGCTGGGCGGGAGCCGACGTTGACCAGTTTATTAATCTACCCGGTGGGTCAGAAACCCTTTCGCAGTCCTACCGTGTGCCCGAAAGAGTGCATCAACTGGCGGGTAAGGTGGTGAAAAGGATTAAACGACGCTTTCCAAAGAAATACGAGCCCAAGAACGAGCCCGGTAACATTACAAGAATTAACTCTGTCAACTCTCTCGACATGAGCGACGGCTCTTGGCTTATACTTTCCCAAGCCGCCTACCAGTTAATACCCGTGGCTTACGACCTAAAGTCGGGCGGTTACCTGTTTAACTACCGCGGCCAACGGTCCATCAGCGAGAAAATATCAGACGCAGTAAACGGTTGGGAGCAACTGCGTAAAGGAAAAGAAGTGTCGGGCGACGTGGTGCGAAAGATTTACAACTTTATGTCCGTCGGTAATCGCGTCCAACGGGGCTTTAAAAAACTGCCCGCAGTAGACGATCAGGACATGGTTACCTTCGACACATTGTCCGCGGATCACGGCCTTCTGGCTACAAAAGAAATGATCTGGTCTGACGCAATGGACAAACTGCCAGAGACAGACCGGGCATATATCACCTCTCTTTTACGACGGGGCGAGAAGTTTAACGGGATACCCCGCATTACAGCGTCCACGATCCACGGGTCAAAGGGCGGGGAAGCTGATAACGTTGTGTTGTTCACGGACCTTAGTCCCGCCGCGGACGAAGACATGAGGATTAATCCAGACGATATGCACCGTGTGTTTTACGTCGGCGTCACACGGACCAAGAAGAACTTATACATTGTCGATGCAGATGATATGTCAAGGAGTTATGACTTATGATTTTATGGAACTACAAATGCGATTGTGGATACAAGTGGACTTGCTGGTGGAACAAATATTCTCAAGACGCTTGCGAGAAATGTAATAAGTGGATTTATCCAGAGGAAAAAATACAATGAGTGAAAACCTTTCTGAACAACAGCGGTTTGACTTTATTGAAGCTGAGATAGACCGAGCTTATGTTCACGCGGATGACGAGTGGAAGCAAGAATACTATCAAAATGCAGCAAAGTATCTCTCAGAACACAAGTTTGTTGAAGGCGGCAAGATTTGTGCTTTTTGCAGATCACAAGGTATGTCCGACCCCCACCATCATAACGTTTGGGGAGCAATGATGGTGTCTTTAAGAAATTTAGGGTGGGTTGAAAAAGTTGGCATGGTGCGGCCAACAACACGACACACGCATATCAACGAGGTATGCCAGTGGGAAAGCCAATTATTTAAGGGGGAAAAGGCATGAATTGTTGGCACTGTAAAACAGAACTGATCTGGGGTGGGGATCACGACTGCGAGGACTCAGAAGATTACTTGTTTGAATC